GGAGGTTAATAATGGCACAAGGACAGACACACGGCGGTAAGGGTTCAGCAGTGCGCCCTACTGACAAGAAGAAGTACGAGAACAATTATGACGCTATCTTCGGTAAGAAGAACAAGGACAAGGAGAAGAAACAAGATGACAACACAAAGAAAAGTTAGCTACGAGTTCATCGCCCACCCTTATGATTGTGAGTTAGGTGCCTCTCCAAACACCACACTTAGTTTAGTCATACACGACAGAGACATTACATTGCCAGAGATGTACGAGCAGTTTGAATACTTTTTAAAGGCCGCAGGCTATAACCCAACAAGGGAAGAAGATTAATGGATAAATACCAACAGTTCATACACAAGTCACGTTACGCGCGCTGGATTAAAGAGGAAGGCCGTCGTGAGACGTGGGAGGAGACAGTACAACGATATGTCGATTTTTGGGCAGAACGTGGACAGATTGATAGCAAAGTGTCGAAGAAACTGTATAACGCTATCTACAACCTAGAAGTTATGCCGTCAATGCGCTGTCTTATGACTGCCGGTGTAGCCTTGGACAAGGACAACGTAGCAGGCTTTAACTGTAGTTACCTAGCCATTGACTCACCACGTAGCTTTGACGAGCTTATGTACGTACTTATGTGCGGTACTGGTGTAGGGTTCAGTGTTGAACGTAACTTCATTACCAAGCTACCTGTCGTTGCTGAGTCCTTCCATAAGACTGACACAACGATTGTAGTGGGCGACAGTAAGGTAGGATGGGCATCAGCATTCCGTGAGCTTATCGCTATGCTGTACGCAGGTAAGATACCTAACTGGGATATGTCAAAGGTACGACCCGCAGGTGCAAGACTAGAGACATTCGGTGGCCGAGCGTCAGGGGCACAACCGTTGGAGGACTTGTTCCACTTCTGTGTTGATGTCTTCCGCAAGGCAGAGGGACGTAAGCTAACCAGCCTTGAATGTCACGATGTAGTGTGTAAGGTTGCTGACATTGTAGTTGTGGGTGGTGTAAGACGTTCAGCTTTGATTAGCTTGTCAAACCTCTCAGACGGACGTATGGCGAAGGCTAAGTCAGGAGCATGGTGGGAGCTTAACGGACACCGTAGACTGGCTAACAACAGCGTAGCGTACACAGAGAAGCCAGACTTCGAGGCGTTCCTCAATGAGATGCAGACATTGTACGAGTCTAAGTCAGGTGAACGTGGTTTGTTTAGTCGTGTAGCAGCACAGAAGATTGCAGCTAGGAATGGCCGTCGTGACCCTAACTATGACTTCGGTACTAACCCTTGCTCTGAGATTATCCTACGTAGTAATCAGTTCTGTAACTTGTCAGAGATTGTAGTACGAGAGGATGACACGGAAGAGACGTTGAAAGCTAAGGCGGAAGTAGCGGCCATCATTGGTACACTACAGGCTACCCTGACTGACTTCAGATATTTACGTAACATCTGGAAGAAGAACACAGAGGAAGAGGCTTTACTGGGCGTGAGTATGACAGGTATCATGGACAACAAACTGTTAAGCACACCTAACTCACCGCATTGTGAAGTGGTGTTGGAGAATGTGAGAAATGTTGCTATTGAAACTAATAAGAAGTGGGCTAAGAAACTTGGCATCAATCAGTCTACTGCCGTTACTGCTGTTAAACCGAGTGGTACTGTGTCTCAGCTTGTCGATAGTGCTAGTGGCATCCATCCTCGCTTCTCTAAGCATTACATTAGACGGGTACGTTCGGACAAGAAAGACCCGCTTGCAGTCTTCATGTCAGCCGCAGGATTCCCTGTAGAAGATGATGTGATGTCTGATTCGTCATCGGTGTTTAGCTTCCCTGTCAAGGCACCAGAGACCAGTGTGACGGTCAGTGACGTAGGTGCAATGCACCAGCTAGAGCTTTGGAAGATGTACCAGAATCATTGGTGTGAGCATAAGCCAAGTATCACAGTATACTACACTGACAGCGAGTTCCTTCAGGTAGCTCAGTGGATTTGGGATAACTTTGACTTGTGTAGTGGAATTAGTTTGTTGCCTGTTAGTGAACATACGTATCAGCAAGCTCCTTATGAGGACATCAGTGCTGAACAGTATGAGGAAGTGTTAGCGTCAATGCCAAAAGATATTAACTGGTCTGACCTGCAATACTTTGAGCAGGAAGACAACACAACCGGCTCACAGGAACTAGCGTGTACCGGCGGTGCTTGTGAGATAGTTTAAATTAACAGCTGTATACGGCGTATTAGTACCTAAACAGCAACTTTAGTAAACTTGGGGGTCATTGCGACCCCCTTTTTACGTCTATTGGTTTTCTAATTCAACTCTAAGTTGTGCTGATTCATATTCATTCATACCACGAACGACATCATCAATAAGTAAAGTAGCGGCTTTCTCCATAGCGTCAGTAGATTTAAACTTAGTTTTCTCAAACGCTAGTAAACGGTTTACTGCTTTAGGGTTGTAAGCCGCCTTAGCTAGGAACACCGGAGCCATCAGGATAGCGCCTAAAGTAAAGGCACCGCCTATTAAACCTCCGGTTACCCCTCCTATACCTGTTGCAGTTGCCGCTGTACCTATCTGACCGCCTGTAGCCTGTCGAGCCGCTGAGTATTCTTTACCACGTAGGAACAGAGTACCCACGTTACCGTCAGGAGTCTTACTAGCTTCGTTCATCAGGTTCATTAACTGCTTAACTCTAGGGTAGTCCTTACCTGTAACTGTCTTTAGCATATCATCGTACTGAGGCTTATTATACTTCGCGGCTAGACGAGCATAGTTAGACATATCAAATGTAGGGTCATCAGCATCGGGGAATAAGCCTTTTAGATAACCTGTCTTAATAGCCTCTTTAGCTTCTTTAGGGCTGTTGTAAGCCACCTCGGAAGGTAGTCCGCGCCGTGCGCCTAGTTGCTTATAAGACTCGTCGATACTGCCCATAAACGCCCTAACCTTACTCACGTTAGATTGTTGTAGTAACATTCTGCCTAATGAGTCGTAGTCCCCTGCTTCAGCGGCACGTAGTGTAGTTGCCGTTATTTTAGGCATGAGGCTGTCCATAGAATCTTTGTAGGTCTTTTTTAAAGCAAGGTACTCTTTAGCCGCTTTAGGGTCTGCCTGTGTTAGTACTCTTTGGAAGGCAGTTCTCATTTCATCCACAGCGTCCCCTAGTTGTTGCGCGGCTAGAGTATCCGTAGTAGTACCGCCTTGTGCCCGTAGTGCGCGTATTTCAGCGTTAAGCGCCTTGTCAAGAGACAGGAAATCCTTAGCTGACATATTAGGCAAAGACAACACACCTTGTAGTTTATTCTCCAAGAAGTCACGAGCCAGCGGTCTTAGGGAAGATTCTTTGACAGCCTTATCTCCTAACTCGTCTACAGCCAACATTGTGTTCTTGTTTAAAAACTTCTCTATTGCTTTCTTAACCGGAGTAGTATTAACGACTTTGTTAGAGACTGTAGATTGTATCTCTCCCAAAGCATCACCGTAGGTCTGACTCAAAGCACTACGTCCTGCCTCAACAATAGAATACATTGTCTCACCTACTTCACGCGGGGTTGCTCCGCCTCTCATATCACTTCTGTTAATCACATCAGTTAAGGCAGAACGTGCCGCGTCGTTGGCTTTAGTCATCTGTTTGGCAGTAGCCTGTTCAGACACCAGACCGGACTGGCCTATCTTCTCTGAGAATATCTCCAGAGCGTTGGCTTGTCCTGTCTGTGAGCGTGAGAAACTTGCGCCTCCTTCCTGTAGTATGTTCTGGGAAGCCTGTAAAGACTCACGAGAGCCTGTAGCTTGTCCTTCTCTAGCTTTCTTCAGGATAAGTTCAGCGGTTTCTTCGGGCGTGTGACCCAGTGCTTTCTTACCTAATATCCAAGCAGACTTCAATCCCTTACCGCCCAACAACATAGCGACATCAAACTGAGCAGAGTCTAAAGATTTTTCAACAGCGTCATGGAAGTCAATGTCTTCCTGCGTCAAAGCATCGGAAGCAACTGTACCGCCAAACGTACCCATGGCTCCTCCAACAACACCGGAGAGTCCAATTATAAAAGGGTTAGCCGTAGGAGCCGCTAGTTTCATACCTGCAAGAGAACCTGCAATACCACCGGGAATGTCTAGGTTTTCTTTCAGGAACTGACCTACATCTACTCCTTCACCTATAGCTCCGATACCACGTTCTTTTACAACAAAGTCAGCCTCTGTTGCTTCGTTGTTGCGTATGAGTAGTTCTTTAAGCCTTGCTTGTGTCATATCAGTAGGCAAATTTTCTATCTCAATAACTCGTCCGGCAGGTAACGTAATTTCTTGCATCATCTTATTACCCTTTTTTTAGGTCATTAAAGTTAATTCTATTCGGGCTGTCTACTTGCACTTCACCCGCAGGGAACATTACGCCAATAGTTGTCTCAAAGTCTTTAAAGGTTTTAGCGTTACGGTAGAGTTCCGCTTTCTTCATAGCGTTGTCTAATTCTTTCTTTAACGTAGCTAGAATACCTTTGTTAGCTTCACTGCCTTTTTCAAGGCCCGCGTAAATGGTTTCAAGACGCTTAGATTCACTATCCGAAATAATACCACCAAAGAAAGGCTTAAGTGACTTCAACATTTCAAGACCAAAGATAATCTCTAGCTCTGCTTTGTCTTTAGGCTTTTTACCAAAGAAGGTTTCTAAACCAGTTCCTATAATGTTTATTGGGCCGCCTGTAGCTACTGTAGACAAAAGGTCTTCAGCTCTCTGTAGGTTAGCGTACTTAGCGTTTATTTCTGGCATCTGTGCGACCATCGCTACACGTTGTTCCTGATAGGTTGTTTCCTGTTTTCTTTCCGAATCAGACTTCAGCTTATAGGCCGCCGCTTCACCTGCTGTTTGTGCGAACTCACCGCCTGTAATCTCTACTCTACCTACAGGTGTAGGAGGGGCACCCGCGCTAAGGGGAGCATAGTTATTCTTTACTTGGCCTGTTTCTTTGCTAAAGGAAGGTATCATAGTGTAACTGTTCTCGTCCTCATCCTCTACAGTATACGTAATACCTTTACCAAAATCGGCGGACATCTTTAAGTCGTCAATAAAGTCATCCATGTTGTCAGGCGTTAGTACACCTTGTAAAGCCAACGCGCCGTATCCTTTATCAGGGTAGGTTCTGTCCAAGTAAGTGGCAAACTGCTGACGTTGTGTCTTCCCTGCGGTTGCTTGAGCTTCCTCTGAACGTAAAGCTTTAATCTTAGCAGCCGTCTTAGCAGCACCAGCAAAATCACCAGTACCTTGTTGTATCTTAGCCAGTTTTGCTAAGTCTTCCGGTTTATTTAAGTTCAGACCAGCCAGCGCTTGACCCATACGTGCTTGAGGCGAAGGGGCACCACCGCTCGCAAGGCTACCTAAGCTACCCTGAAGTCGTTGTGCTTGTTGTTGACCAAACATACCACGGAAACCGGGAGTACCAGCTACAGGCTGTTGTGTTGGAGTAATCTCCGTGAGCATTCTCATTAAATCTTTAGCCATTATGTTTGTCTCCTTTATTAAAAGCTAGTAAGGTCGTCGGTTAATAAAGTATCAGTCATTCCACCGCCAACTGTACCGCCGAGTATAGGATTAACCATAGCACCACCACCACCGGTAGAAGTACCTCCGCCACCAAACATATCACCAATAACAGGTAGACCAGAAAGATAGTCCTGCGCGCCCTCAAAAATACCACTAAACAAACCACCTTGTCCAGAAGCTAAACTGGGCTGGCCTAACGCAGCCGCTGCTATCTGCTCCTGTAGTGTAGCTTCTCTGCCTAACACGCTATCAAGCAAGGAACGCTGCTGTTGTAGTCTCAACTGGTTTGCTAAGTCTTCAGCTTGTAAACGTGTCTCCGAAGCTCTACCACCTAACTGAGCGAGGTACTGTGCGCCAGTCAGCTGCCCACCAGTAGCAAGCTCGGCAGGAGTAGCTGCGGCACCAAAGAGTCCGAGAGCCTGTTGTTGTGGCATATAACCAGCACCTAACAAACCAGTAGCTCCTGCAAGTGATTGCTGTTGTTCAGCTAATGCTTGCTGTCTAGCACCTAAACTAGCTCGTGACATAGCTTCCTGTCGTGCAGTCTCCTGTGCCAGTAACTCAGGAGAAGCACCACCGTAAGCGGCGGAGGAAAGACCTAAGCGACCTTGGGATAGCATACGCTCTTCCAACGCTAGACGCTGACGTTCCTCTTCAGGACGCTGTGTAGCTCGAATCTGTTCAAAGATAGCAGCTTGCTGTGCCGCAGGGTCTTGCCCTACCTGACCAAACAAACCCGCTGCTTGTCCCATTAGCTGGCTTTGTAGAGCCTGCTGCTCAGGAGACAAACCAACGGTTAAACCCCCTTCAGGTGTTGCCGAGACATCAGCTAAAGTACCTGTGACTGTGTAGGGTTTAAACTGAGTAGCTTCCCCTACCTGTCCTGCAAGTCCTGTAAGGGCTGCCTGCTGCTCACGACCTAGCTGTTGAACGTCTTGGATGTTCTCACGTCCTAGGTAGTAATCAGCACCGGCTCTAGCTGCGTCAGTTAAATCAAATAAACTCATTATATTAGTCTCCCTAATAGAGCATGTATGTCAATTTTTTGAATAGAGAACTGAGCATCATTAATCTCAGCTTCAAGGCCAATCGTCACTACCTCACCGCTACCACTGGTGTTTACCTTCGGAGTGTTGATAAGAATAGATGAAGTGTATTCACCAGTAGTGTTGTACTCAGCAATGCCGTACTCGGCTAGAGTTCCTGTACCAAAGATAAAGGCTTGTTTGGTATAATTTTGCGCATAGTCATAGCCCCAGTTAAGAGTTGTGGGTGTGCTTTGACCACCGATAATAGTTAAGTTAAACTTCTTCAAAAACTTTAGGTTGGACGTATTGCCAAAGTCCAAAGGATTACTAAAGTAACGCATCTCGTACTTCTCAGTCC